ACAAGCAGTCAGCTATTGACCAGGCTGTTGCTGTGAGCCTTGCTGAAGACACAGAGTTTGGTGGCGAGAGAGCTGCGGTTGGGCTACTTGCTTCTGGGGACTGGGTTTCATGGGAGCCGAACGACTCCAAGATTCTTGCTCAGGTGGTCGTAGTTGAGGATCAGTACGCTGTCGTTCGTATTTTTGAGTACGAGTACGGAGTATTCAGTCCAACTGACAAGCTGATGGTCATAAATGTTTTCAGCATTGAGAAGATTCAGCGCCCAGAGCGAATTGCTGTGGAAGAAGAAGAACTAGATTCGGTTGCAGACATGGGCGATGAGGCTATGCCTGACGAGGAGTTTATGACTCGTGCTTTGCCAGATGAGCTAGAGATTGGTGACTTTGTTTCTTGGCGTGCATCAGGCGGTAGAGCCAGAGGTCGTATTACCCGCATTGTCAGAGATGGCGAACTAACTGCTCCAGAGAGTGACTTCACAATCAGCGGAACTCCTGATGACCCAGCCGCAATGATTCGCATTTACGAGCAGACCGAAGACGGCTGGAGAGACACTCCAGTGCTTGTTGTACACAGATTTACTACGCTTACAAAGATTGACGAGCTTCGGTCAGAGCAGAGAGACTTGCCTGAGAATTACAGACCAGCTTTAGCAGAAGATGTGCCAGAAGGCCGTGCCTGTGGAAACTGCTTCTTCTTCAATGAGGAAAGACAGAACGAAGACGGCACTAAAGCATGGTGCGAGAAGTGGGAAGACTTTGTAGACGGTGGCTATTACTGCAATGCCTGGCAACCAGACGAGGAAGCTCGCGCTATAAACCAGAAGGCCCCTGCTTACATGAGAGCTGCTGCTCGCCGTGGACTAGAGCTATACGAAGAAGGATTCGGTGGAGCTGGGCTTACGCAAAAGACAATTCGTGAAGCACGCTTGATGGCACAAGGTCAGGTATCTGATGACAAGTGGGTACGGCTTGGCGCATGGATAGCCCGACACATGCCAGACCTTGACGCACCGAAGAACTCCAACAGGAATGACCCTGAGTATCCAGGACCAGGATTGGTAGCTCACTTGCTTTGGGGATCAGGACCAACCAAAAGAGCTGCTGAGCGTGCAATGAGCTACGCTAACGGCGTTGTTGCTAGAATTGAAGCACAGGAAAGAACTATGACTGACACTACTGAAAAGCTAAACCGTTGGGCGGATGTAGCTCGCGCAATCCAGAAAAAGATTGACGGGGAGTCAAACACCAAAGAGCCAGAAATCCGAACTACTAACACACAGTTTGAGATTCGGTCAGAAGATGACGGCATGACCTTTACTGGTTACGCATCTGTGTTCAACAGCTCCTCAGAAGATCTAGGTGGTTTCCGTGAGTTTGTTGCTCCTGGAGCTTTCAAGCGCTCGCTACAGTCGCGCAACGAAATCAAGCTTCTCTGGAACCACGACACTAACGAGCCGCTTGCTTCGGTTCGCGGTGGAAGCCTAGAGCTTACCGAAGACCGATACGGACTAAAGGTAAAAGCCAGACTGCCTAAGACAACCCGTGGGCGCGATGTTGCAGAGCTTCTGCGTTCAAAAGTAATTGACTCTATGAGCTTTGGTTTCAATGTCATCAAAGACACTTGGTCCGAGAATGGTTCGGTTAGAACCTTAGAGTCGGTTAGACTGCACGAAGTAAGTATCGTGACCTTCCCCGCTTATTCAGCTACTACTGCTACTGTTAGGTCTATGCAACCTACTATTGACGCAGACGAACTTGCCAACGCGCTTCTAAAGCTAGAGTCAGGTGAAGACTTAGACGAGAAGTCGGCTTCTTTGATTACAGATGTCGTTGGCAAACTAAGACAGCAGCCTGAAGCTAAGGTTGAAGCTGGCGATAACGGTCTTGCTCTGCTAGACCTAAAAAAGAAACAACTTGACCTGCTATTGAAAAGGATCTAAATGGCTACCAAACAAGAAATCAAAGACGCTATCCTAAAGGCGGCTGGAAACCCATCAGTAGGCGTTATTGCTGAGATGGCAGACGAGTTTGCCGATGCTGTAGTTGCCCTAGAAGAAAAGTCTTCGACACCTGCTAAAGAAGTCAGGGTTGTCGAACCTAAAGAAATCAGGTAAACTGATTTCCTGCCCTCACCAAGTACTTCCCTTCCTTGGTGGGGGCCTTTTCTTTTACCGTGTTTTTTCCAACTAATAGACTTGTAGTTATCAGTTGAGTGTTAGCACCGCTGTATCTGTTGAGTGTTAGCACCGCAGGAATCCCCTACCAACAACTATTCAAGGAGACTAAATGTCTGAATTTGTAAAGTCTCAGGTAGAAGTTCGCAACAACTTGATTGCTCAGGCACGCGAGGTCCTAGACCTAGCTACCGCCGAGAGCCGCGGACTATCTTCTGAGGAAAGCGAAAAGATTGCTCGCATTGAGGCTGACATTGACCAGCGCGATGCAGCGATTGACACCGCACGCAAGCTAACCGAGCGCGAGAACCGTGCTTACGAAGCTGCTGCAACACTAAACACAACCGTTGAGGAAAGCCGTCAGTCTGAGTCTGACATCCTTCGCTCAATCGCTATGGGAGAAATCCGTGGCGGACACGAGTTCAAGTCTGAGAAGCGTACTCTTACTTCTTCTGACAACACTGTTCCAAAGAGCTTCTACGACCAGGTATTCCAGATCGCTAGACTTGCTGGTCCAATGCTTGAGCTTGGTGAAGTTATCAACACAACTACTGGTGAGTCACTAACCATCCCAACCCTAACTGCTCGCTCAACCGCGACCATCAAGGGACAGGGTGTTCAGATTTCTGACTCAGACCCAACATTCAGCTCAATCACTTTGGGAGCTTTCAAGTACAGCTTCCTAGTGCCTGTTGCTAACGAGCTATTGAACGATGCAGGTTTCGACCTATCATCACTCATCGCTGAGCAGGCTGGTAACTCAATCGGTTTCGCAGTAAACACTGGTCTAACCACTGGAACTGGAACCGTTGAGCCTACTGGTGTTATGACCGCTGCTTCTTCTGCTGTAACTGGCGGAACTGGAGTATCTGGTGCGCCAACATACGAGAACATCGTGGACTTGGTTTACGCACTAGACGGACAGGCACGCTTGCTTCCTGGTGTTGGATTCATCACCGCAAAGACTGGTCTTGCTGCACTTCGTAAGATCAAGGATGGCGATGGTCGCTACATCTGGACTGAAGGCGGAAACGCTGCTCAGAACCAGCCAGCAACCCTACTTGGCTACCCAGTATATGAAAATCCTGCTGTAAGTGCATTAGGCACAGCGGCATTCAGCCTAGGCTACGGACACTTGCCAAGCTACAAGATTCGCACCGCAGGTGGAATCCAGGTGGCACAGTCATCCGACTTCGCGTTCGACAAGGATGTAACCACATTCCGTGTCACCATGCGCGTAGACGGAAACCTAACCCACGCTTCACATGTCGTGAAGTTCAAGGGTGGCGCAAGCTAAACCCTAGCTAAAAAGCTGATAGACCCCTAGCGTGTAGGTTCGCTAGGGGTCTATCTTTTGCTATGCTAAGGACAAAGAAAGGCAACCTACATGTCAAAAATAAAAGGGACTGTTTCCGTATTCTCAAACTCGCCTGGTCAGCCAACTGGCTATGGCATTGCTGCTGAGGCGCTAGTCCAGAGACTAAAAAGAGACGGAGCAGATGTAGCTGCCATCTCTAACTATGGAAACGAAGGAATCAAGACTCAGTTTGCTACTGAGTATGGTGATGTTCCTGTTTATCCCCGTGGCTCGGATGTTTACTCAAATGATGGCGCTATCTTGGGTCACAAGCACTGGCGAGCGCTAAACAAAAAGCAACCTGATCTTCTCATCACGCTTTACGATGTGTGGGTGTTTCAGGGCAAAGGCTGGGATGGCATAAATGTTGCATCCTGGACACCGATTGACCACAGCCCAGTTCCACCAGGAGTGGCAAAATGGAGCGCCAAAGAAAATGTCACGCCTCTTGCAATGTCAAAATTCGGTCAGAAAGAGCTAGAGGCAAAGGGCATAGAGTCTATCTACATTCCTCACTCTGTAGATACAAAGGTTTTCAAACGCAGAGAAAAGATTGCTGGTCAGTCAATCGAGGATTACATGGGCTTTGGCAAAGACCGCTTTGTAGTTGGTATGAACGCGGCTAATAAGTCTGGCGGTATTATCCACCGCAAAGCCTTTGGTGAAAACCTTATGGCGTTTTCTATCTTTGTCAAAAAGCACCCAGACGCAATTCTTTACATTCACACAGACCCAGTTAGCGGTCACGGCTGGAACCTGATGGCCCTTGGTG